ATAAACTTGGCATCTATGGTGAAGTATCTTTCGCAGATATCTTTGATGAAGATACTGACACAACATACGGAACAAAATTAGGAGCTAAGTATAGCTTCTAATGGCACAACAATCTGCAACTGGATTCGGAGTAGCTAACCCTGTTCCATTTTTAAAAGAACAGAAAGTAGAAAAGCCTGACACTATGCCTAGTGACTATCAACCGCCAGGTGTTGATGAAGAAAAAGAATCAGATTAATGAATTATGGATAGTGGTTTTCGGACTGCTATCCTTTTTCATAATGATAGAAGGAGCACACCTCCAATACCATAAGGAAACATCTAATGTTACCTTGCGAGTGCCAATGGAAGAAAGTAGGTTTCCAACCTAACTTAACAGGGGTTCGATTCCCCTCACTCGCTTTGGCTTCTGGCCCTGTACGCAGGATACCCTTTAGCCGTCTAGACGGTGGGATAGACCACAAAACTTCAATTTTAATTTGCTAGCAAGGGAAAATATACATTCATTACATTTTAAAATAAAGACAAATGGCACAACAAGCCACGACTGCCAACGCTAATGGCCCGATTTGGGGAGGTGCCGATAACGGTGCTGATACCACTACTTCGGCTAGGAGAGAACTTTACCTCAAGCTCTTTTCTGGAGAGATGTTCAAAGGTTTCCAGCGTAATACAATCGCTAGAGATCTTGTAACAAGACGTACTCTTAAAAACGGTAAATCTTTACAGTTCATCTACACAGGTAGAACCAAAGCGGAATTCCATGTTCCTGGTCAGTCCATACTCGGTAACAATGAGAAGTCACCCCCAGTGGCTCAGAAGACGATCCAATGCGATGACCTACTCATCTCAAGTGCATTCGTTTATGAGCTAGATGAGACACTTGCTCATTATGACCTACGTGGAGAAATCTCACGCAAAATCGGTTATGCATTAGCCGAGAACTATGACCGCAGGATCTTCCGTGCGATCTCAAAGGCTGCTAGACAGCCAGCACCAGTCAACATGACTGATTTCAAAGAGCCTGGTGGAAGTATTGTTAAAGTTGGTGCTGCTAACAGTACCGCTGCTACAGACGCTTATGATTCAACTAAGTTAGTTCAAGCCTTCTTCGAGGCAGCTGCTATCCTAGATGAGAAAGGTGTTAGTGGTGACGGACGAGTAGCTGTACTTAACCCAAGACAGTACTACGAACTAATAAGGAATTGTGCAACTAACAACCTTATTAACCGTGACGAAACAGGTGACGCATTACAATCTGGTAATGGTATTCTTGACATTGCAGGCATTAAGATCTACAAGTCAATGAACATCCCATTCCTGGGTGATTATGGTGTTAACCTAGCTAACCTTCCATCTGGTGCTGTATCTAACATTGGTGAGGCTGCTTCTAAAGGTAGCTTTATTGGTGAAGATATGGATGACCAAGACGCTTCTACTACTCCTAGTGGACAGAAAACCGTTAATAACTACGGTACTGCTGCTAAGTTTGGTGGATCATGTGGTCTTATATTCCAGAAGGAAGCTGCTGGTGTAGTTGAAGCAATCGGACCTCAAGTCCAAGTTACATCTGGCGACGTATCAGTAGTTTATCAAGGTGATGTTATCCTTGGCCGTTTGGCTATGGGTGCTGACTTCTTGAACCCTGCATGTGCTGTCGAACTAGTAGCTGGAATCGACGTATCCGCTAACTGGAACAACACTGCTGTTTCTAACGCAAGTTTCACTTAATTTATATTTTTATACACACATGGGGAGGCTTCGGTCTCCCTTTTTTTTTACTGAAAATTTTTCATGGCGACCACAACAACTGAACTCGATACCGAATTATCCGCAGTCAACTCTATACTGGGAGCCATCGGTCAATCTCCTATCACCCAATTAAAAGATACAACAACAGGTTCATTAATAAGTACTAACCCAGAAATATCATTTATTTACAATATACTAACTGAAGTAAATAAGGATGTACAGAATGAAGGTTGGCATTTTAATACTGAAGAACACGTCAAGGTCAGTCCAGATCCGACTACCAAGTATATTGAACTACCAGCTAACACTCTTAGATATGATATAAATGAAGGTTTAGTTTCTAAAATAACTGATGTTGTAACTAGGTATGGTAGGTTATATGACCTAGTAAATCATACTGATGAATTTGACGGTGATATAGATGTAGACATAGTAAGTCTATATGCTTTTAGTGATATACCTAATTGCTTTCAAAGATATATTACTTACAGAGCTGCTGTAAGAGCTGCTACACAACTTGTATCTAATCCACAACTAGTACAATTATTACAACAAGACGAGGCTAAATCTAGAGCTTCTTGTATTGAATACGATTGTGATAAAGGAGACCATTCATTCTTTGGTGTTCCGCATGGGTCTGGATATAGACCTTATACACCTTTCTCTGTACTTAGTAGATAATGGCAAGTGTAACACAAACAATACCTTCTTATACAGGAGGTTTATCTCAACAACCTGATCAATTAAAAGTCCCAGGCCAGGTTAATACTGCTAAAAATGTACTACCTGATGTAACTGAAGGTTTAATGAAAAGACCTGGGAGCCAGTTAATAAATTCTTTAATGGATAATGGTACGGCAGCTTTAAATTCAGATCATACTGGTAAATGGTTTCATTACTATAGAGATGAAACTGAACAATACATAGGTCAAATATCAAGAGCCGGTGATGTAAATATATGGAGATGCAGTGATGGTCAAGCAATGACTGTTAACTTAGGTTCACCTGATCCAACATCATATTTAGTACATACTGGGGATGAAGATTTACAAACTTTAACTCTTAACGATTTCACATATGTCACCAACAGAACAAAAACTGTTGCAATGACTAATACTGTAGAAACTGTACGTCCTGCAGAAGCATTTATTCAATTAAAAAAAGTTGCGTATGCTAGTCAATATGCTGTAAATTTATTTGATAATACTAATCTTACAACAATTAATACAGCAACACGTCTTGAAATTGAACTAGTTAAATCTAGTAATAACTATTGTGCTTCTGACGGTTCTATGGCAACTTATGCTAATAGACCAAGTAGTAATCATAGATGTGATGATTCAGCAGGTGATAGTAGAGACGCTTTTGCACCTAATGTAGGTACTAAAATATTCAGTATAACTGATGGTGGAACTCAATCAGATGTAGGTCCATACGGACCGACTCCTCATACATATACTATTGATGTTATAGATAGTGGTGGTAATTCTGTTAATAGAGGATCTAATTTATACTTTAGATTAACTACAACAGGTCAATCCGTACCTTATACTACAGGTACAGGTCAGAGTCAAGAAACAACTTACCAAGCTAGATATACTACCACACATGATATGCTCTATGGTGGTGAAGGTTGGGTAGAAGGTGATTATTTTTACTTTTGGATGGTAAATGCTTATTATAAATGTACTATTAAGCAAGTAAGTGTTTCTGAAGTACAAGCTAACTTAGGATTAATCCGTCCTATCCCTACTTCATTTGATGCTAAAACAGTTGTAACAGCTGAAAGTATTTTAGGAGCTTTACGTACAGATATTATAGCCGCTAATTCTACATGGGATGCTTGGACTGAAAATACATTAGATGGTTTAGCTGGTTATGGTGTAAAACAAATAGGAAATGGTCTTTATATAAGACGTGATTCTAGTAGTACATTTAATATATCTACACCTAATACAGATTTGTTAAATGTATTAACTGATTCCATACCAGATATTGCAGAGCTACCTAACCAATGTAGACATGGATATGTAGTTAAAGTAGCTAATAGTGATTCTGATCAAGATGATTATTACGTTAAATTTATTGGTAAAAATGGTAAAGATGGTGATGGAGTATGGGAAGAGTGTGCTAAACCTGGCACACAAATTGAATATGATGCATCTACCTTACCTATAGAAATCAAAAGAGAAGCAAACGGTACATTTACTGTACAACGTATAGCTTGGGATAACTGTTCTGCAGGTGACTCAGCTGTTGATGGTACAAACCCTAGAGCTAGTTTTGTAGGTAACACAATTAATAAAGTGTTATTCTTTAGAAACAGATTTGTCATGTTAAGTGATGAAAATGTAATCATGTCTAGACCTGGAGATTTTACTAATTTCTGGGCGCAATCTGCTATAGCGTTTGGAACATCAGATCATATTGATATATCTTGTAGTTCTGAATTTCCAGCTATTGTTTATGATGGTATCCAAGTTAATGCAGGTTTAGTTTTATTTACTAAGAATCAACAGTTCATGTTGACAACAGATAGTGATGTATTAAGTCCATTAACAGCTAAGATAAATTTCATATCTTCTTATAATTTTAACTATAAAACTAATCCATTTTCATTAGGTACAACATTAGGTTTCTTAGATAATGCTGGTAAGCACTCACGTTTTATGGAGATGGCTAGAGTATTACGAGAAGGGGAGCCAGATGTTATTGAACAAAGTAAAGTCGTAGGTAAAATATTAGACAAAGATTTAGATATTATATCTAATTCAAGAGAGAACGGTCTAGCATTTTTTAGTGAAAAAAATAAAAAGACTTTATATGGTTTTAAATATTTTAACGCTTCTGATAAACGTATACAACAAGCTTGGTTTACTTGGGAATTTAAAAACAATATAGTACATCATGCAGTATTGGATGATGACTTGTATTTAGTCACTGCAAACTCAAGGACTCTTACTAATGAAATTGTAGCTAGAAGTAGTAATAACCTAACTCTAACTAATCATGGATTAGCTGTAGGTGATACAGTTGTGTTTCATAATGGAGGTGGTACAGCTTTAACTGTTAATGGTGGAAATGCTGCTGATGGCACTACATATTATGTAAGTACAATTCCTGATTCAAATAATTTTACTATATCTACAGCTAATAATACTAGTGTTGCTACTTTAGGTGCTGGTAATGCTGCTATGTATATCAACTATACATCTAACAAAAATGTATTACAAAAGATACCTTTAAAAGTACATACAGATAGTATGTTAGTTACTGACGATAGAAACACTGATGATACAACAGATGATATTACTTATAAGATTCATCTAGATAATATGTATGCAATAGCTTCATCTTCTTTATCAGCTTATGATGCTACTAATGATCGTACTACATTTACGGTACCTACAGAATTTAATCTTACAAGTGATTTATCTGCATATGTAATAGCTACAACTACTGATGATACCTTACAAGGTTTATGTGAAGATATAACTACATATAAAGATGGTACTACTACTAAACTTAGTTTCCCTGGTAACTGGAAAACTTATGTAGATGCAGATGGAGTAACCCAAACTCCTACTAATACAATTATAATTGGTCAGAAGTATGACTATGAAGTTAAACTACCTACTATTTACTATACAACACAATCTGATGAAACATATAGAGCAGATACTAGAGGTTCGTTAGTTTTACATAGAATCAAATTAAACCTTGGTAATACGGGTTTATATGAAACTGTTATTGAAAAAACAGGTAAAGCTGATTATACAGAATTATGGGAACCAAGTCTAGCTGATGATTATTTAGCTAACCAAGTATCATTTGAACCTGAAATAACAAGGACCATACCGATATATGAAAGAAATACTAATACAAATATACTTATTAAATCCACACATCCTTCACCTGTAACATTATATTCAATGTCATGGGAAGGGGAATACACAAATAGATTCTATAAGAGTGTCTAATTACATTCACCCAATTACAAAAGAGGCTGCTTTAGAAGTGGCCTCTAATTTACGTCCAGAAGACCGTAGAGAGGTCGAAGAAGGGCATGGTGTAAATCCTACAGAAGCGTTATTAGATGCTGTCCAGAAACCCTCCTGTGTCTACTTCACAGTGCCTAACGGCAAGACTGCTGGTATGGCTGGAGTAGACCCTGGAGGTCAAATATGGATGCTATGTACACCTGCTATTCTTGAATATCCAGTAACCTTTGCTAGAGAAGCAAAGCGTTATGTCGAAAGACAACCTGATAAGTTGCTGTGGAACGTTGTTGATAAACGCAACACCGTCCATCTAAAGCTACTTAAATTCCTTGGATTCAAGTTCTTACGTGAAGTAGAATTTGGACCAAACAAATTATCCTTTATCGAGTTTTGCCGTGTGCTTAGGAGCAGGAGCTAGAGCCGCCAACGAGCGAGCCAGGCGTGATTATGAATACAATCTTCAAAAACGAGAAGCCAGTTGGATGCAAACCCTTGGTGTTGTTGCTACTGATCGTGTTATGCACGAACAAGGTATCGATGCTAGTAATATAGGTTTAGCACAAGTTTATGGAGATATACAAGAAAAGTTTGGCGATCAAATAGGTCAAGCTTTACAAGATGATGAAGTTAACTGGAAAGAATTTTTATCAGACAATAGAGGTGATAAACTAACAACTAGTGGTAAAACAGGTCGTTCTGTTGGTAGAGTTGGGACTTTAGATTTAGCTGAGTATTTAACTAAAGGTTCTCGTACAGCTTATGAATTAACAGAAGGTAAGCGAGAATTAGATAAAGCTGGTATGAAAGCAGCAGGTGCAGCAAGAGCTGAACAGATGCAAAGTTTTGCTAAGAATGCTATTATTAAGACTCCTGATATTGCACCTCCACAACCTGTGTATCAGAACGTAGGAGCTGCAGCATTTATGGATGCTTTAAAAATAGGTACTGCCGCTGCTACAATGTTTACTGCATTTAGTTCAAAAAAGGTTAAAGATAACATCATCAAAATAGGTGAATCTATAGCAGGACACAACATTTATAAATTTAATTATAAAGGTTCGACTCGTAAATTTATTGGTGTTATAGCAGAAGAAATACAACAAACTGTCCCAGAAGCTGTTGTTACTATGTCAAATGGTTTATTAGGAGTTAGGTATGACCTAATCGATGTTACATTTAAGGAGGCTTAAACTATGATAAATAATTACAATCCTATTGCATTAACACCTACTGACTGGACTACACCTTTAGAAAAAGTTTATGCAGAACAATCTGAACAATTAGATAGATATCATCGTCAAGCACGAGAAAGAGATAGACAAAAAGAAGAAGCTACTTTAGATTTCCCTGAGATGTTTGCTCAGTTAGCTCAATTTTCAGTAGCTGCTAAAGGAGCAGTAGATAAATATAAAGCTAATAAAGCAGAAAAGACAGAGACTGATCGTGAACAAACTGCATATGATCGTGCAGAAGCTGGGGTTGTTGATGAAAACATTGATAAAGGAGTAGAATATTTATCTAAATCTGAAAATTTAAAATTAAGTGAAGCAGAATGGAAAGAAAAAGTTAAAGAATTAGCTGCAAAATATGGTTGGACTGATAAAGATATTGCTTATCTTAATTCTAAACATGGTGGTAAAATTTTAAAAGAACGTGAATATGCTGCTTTTGAAAAATCTAAATATATATTTGCTAATTATACTGCAAAACTTAATGAAGATTCTGAATTTGGTGCAAAAGCTCAAAAAGAACATGATGCTGCAGGAGGGGATCCTAGAAAAGAAAGAGCTTTAATTAGAAAATTTGCTATAAATGAATTTGAATCATTAAATTTAAATAAAGATTTTGTTATTCAAAATTATTGGCCTGGAATTGTTAAAGCTTTAGATACTAAAAAAACTACAAGTAATATAAAATATGCAAAAACAAGATTAACTCAAAGAAGTATAGAAATAGATAATGAACTTGAAGTTGCTTCTAGTCAATTAGATAAAAATCCAAGTGCTTTAACTTTTCAAGCTCAATTACATATTAAAGAAGGTGTTGATCCAAGTAGAAATATTGATATAGAACAATCTAAAAAAAATTATACTAATAGATTGTATCGTTTAGGTAAAGCAGGAAAGTTAAAAGAACATGAATTAATTGAATTAAGAACTGGTCAATTACCTATACCACATGCTGCAGGTAAAACAGGTGAGATTCTACTTAAACCAGAACAGTGGAATCATATACGACAAGGTATTAATGAATATAATACACAAATTGTTGCTGCAGCCGAAGCTACTGCAGTTACTATCGGTACAAATGCAGAAGCTGAAATTATAACAGGTGAAGGGTCAATAGATGATTTAATAAAAAAAAAAGAAGATACATTATTATATTTAGCAAGAACTGTAGGTACTCAACATAAATCTTATAAATCTTTAGATACTTTAGACCCAACATTACAAAAACCTGAATCTTATGCAGCTACAAAAGAAGAATATAAAGGTTATTATAATGGCAGTGATTTAGGAAAACTTTTACAAAATAAAGAAAGTTTTAAATCAATTCCAAATAAAAGAGTAAGCCAAGAATTACTTGGCAAAGTAAAAGAAGCTGAAAATTATTTAGCTTCTGTAGGTTTACCAACTACTTGGGAGAAATTACTAACTGTTGCTAAAGATGAAATATTAACATCTCCAGCACAGCAACAAAACTTAAAACGTGATAAAGTTTTTTCAGAAGAAACTAAAAGAATCCAAACTGAATTAGCACAGAAAAAGTTGCAACTACATCTTTATACGAAAGGTAAATATGATGATCCTGTAGAAGCTGGTGCTCAAGCTGATAAAGTTTATAAAGAATGGAAAGATAGTGAAGGTTTTAATGTAAAAGATATTGCTGGTAATGAGGCAATTGTTGGTCGTTTATCTCCTACTATAGAAGGTGAATATGTAAGAGCTGGTTTTCTTAGAGAAGCTAAAGTAGAAAATAATACTAAACCTTCAACATATCAAATAGGTCATTGGTCTGCAAGAAGCCAAAAAGCTATAAATAACGCTAATGGTAACATAGAAGATATGTTAAACAAACCAGAATCTCTTATTGATAAAGAAGATGCTTTAGGTGCTTTTATAGAACCAAGTCAAACGGGTGAATTTCAATTATTTTATTCTCCAGAATTGGTTACTAAATCATTAGCAATAGGTAAACAACCTGGGCATGTACTTAAAAAAACTGTAGAAGCTTTAATTGCTGATCCAACTTATAAAGATTATGTTAAAAAGTTTCAATTAAAAGAGAAGTTAGAGATCTTAGAAAATGCACCTGATCTTAGATTAAAAGAAATAATAGATAAATTAGGTGATAAAGACTTAATAACTCAATATAATTATAGAGGTATAATGAGTTTTACCCCTAAACAATTAACAAGACTTATGAATCTAGAGATCGCAATGAACGTACCTATTGTAGAAAAATAACTATGGAAAATGAAGAACTTGGACTTAATGTTGATAAAGACACATTAGATGATCTTATTAATAATGTTCAAGCTGCTGTACAGCCAGAACCAGAAGTACCTACGGATGCTACTATCCAACCTGAGCAAGTACAACAACCTTCTACGGAAGGACAACAAGGATACATACCAATTGGGGAAGAAGGTTTTACCCCAAGACCAGGAGCACTGGGAGCTGTACAAGATATAGCTCAAAGTACTATGGTTGGTATGCCTAAAAACTTATACGAAGGTGTGGCACCTGCTGTTGGTATTGTAGATACTTTAACAGATACTTTCAACTTAGCTACAGGTTTCAACGTACCTAAGCTACCTGAGTATGAAGACAAAATGTCTACAGCTGTCCGTAACATATCAGGTCTAGTGTTACCCTCACTAGGTCTAAGAGGTATGGCTATTCAAGCTGGTACTAAATTAAAAGCTGCACAAGTAGGACCAAAGTGGTTACAATCACTAGGTAACAGAAAATCATTTGAATACATGTCTAAGTTTGGTATCGATATAGGTACTGCTGGCTTAGTTGATTATGTAGCAGAACAGAACCAAAAAGATGATAACTTAGCTGGTACTTTAAAGAAGTATTGGCCTAAGACATATCAATGGGTACCTAATAGTATTGCTACAACTGATGATGATACACCTGGAGAAAAGAGAGCTAAGAATGTTAATGAAGGTGCTATCTTTGGATTACTATCTAGTGTAGTAGAAGGAGCAGCTTACATAGCAGGTGCTGGTAGAAGCATGAAACGTGCCTCTAAATTCACTGCAGCTAAAGGTGGTAATAAGAATATTAATGACTTAGCTAAAGATGAATTTACAGATATCAAGTTCTCTGACAACCCTGTAGAAGATGCTGTACTTAGAAACTATGCACGTAAAGAAAAGGAACTTAA